TGTCTCCAAAAATGTGAACAGAATGTACAAGATGAGCCCACAGTCCGAGACAAATTTTCAAAATGTCACGACCTTCTTCACTTTCTAGATCATTAAACATCTTAAGCCATGGAACAAAAACGTCCCAAAATATCGCCCACAAAATCTGCGCAACAAGGGAACCATCGAAATTGCCGAAATCTCCGGCTATAACATGTTTGCCCTTTGAGCTCAAACGTTTTGCAATACGTTCCCAATCCAAAGAGTAAGGATTAGAACCCACAGCAACCTCATTGTCAATGCGATTATGCATCAACCAGGCAGCAAAGGGCAGGAAATACTTCCGGAATGCAACAACAAAGTGTTGCGGCCCAGCCGAGAACACACGCGTTTTACCCATATCAACCTTCGTTTTCTCACGACGTTCATCCTTTAAGGTGTCCACGAAGAAAACATTAGATATTTTCCCAATGCGGCAGTCCTCTATCAACTCTTCAACGTCCGCACGCAACTGTTGAGCTTCCATACTCTCGAAGTCAAATTTCTCATCCTTCCCCATCCAACGAGTCTTACCTGGTTTTCCCTTATTCCGCAAAGAATATGGATACCCTGGAGATGTTGTCCGATTAACAGCCTTCATAAAGTCATCATTCAAGGTGCCTCGCACAGCTTCCTCGTAAGTAAGAATACGCTGATACTTTGAACGATCAAGCATACTGTTTGACTGGGTCAGTACCATTTGAGCAACATCCATTGCAGCAGATTTTACCTCATCATCACTCAAAACTGCTGTGTCAACACCGCATTTTTTTAAACCCTTCAATAATGGATCATGCAAAACTCCATTGATCATTGTAGGTTTCAACAATGCTGGTTTTGTGAATGGTTCGGACAATTCTCCTTGAATACAAGAAGGTAATATTGCCGTTTTTGTAGCCTGACCAACTTTCTTATCAGCTTTCCCAAGAGGACAAAATAACCCATCAGGTAATGCAGGCTCGACTGTAGGATCGACATTTTTCGGTATTTCATAATAAAATTGAGCACTAATATTA